AGGCGGCCGACGACCTGCCCGGGCGTCGCCAGCGTGACGACACACGCTGCGGCGTTGGTGTTCTTGACGTAGAGGAACGTTCCGGCACCGCACGGGGCCGTATCGCCGTTCGTGGCGGCCACCGGGAGGGCTGAGATGTCGAGCCCCACGTTGGGCACGACCTGGGTTGCGAGCGCGGTCATCCGCGTACTCCTGTTCTGGATTGACCCAACGGGCGGAGAAGAGGGGCGGTCCGCGCTTAGCGGGTGTAGGAGTCGCAGTCGACGGTGAACGTGACGGCGGCCTGGGCGCCCTGGTCGGTCTGGTACTGCGTCAGCGAGTGCGAGCCGACCATCGCCCGCATCACGGAGCCGTTCAGGGTCCGGTTCGCCGTGATCGCGACTGCCGCCGCGCCGAACAGCTCGTACGCCCGTGTCCTCGCGGCCGGCATGTCGGTGCTGCCGCGGGTGACGGCGGCCACGCAGCGGATGGAGAACTGCTCGCGGTCCGGGCCGAGGCCTTCGGGAGCGGTGATCGCATCGACGTCGGCTTCGCCGTCGGTGCCGGTGTAGCCGACGGACAGGACTTCCACGACGCGCGCCTGGGAGACGGATGGACCGTCGCGGACCGTCACGTTCTGGAGGCCGTCGGCCGTTGTGAACGTGGCGACCAGGGCGTCGAGCGCGACCGGGACCTTCGATTGCCAGATCGGCGCCATCAGGCGATTCCCGGCAGAGGGGTGTCGAGGAGCTCCAGGGCGCGGTGCGGGATGGCGTAGCCGCGGCCCGGCGTGAGGACCTCGCCGTCGCCACCGAGCCGGACGCCCATGGTGCCGCGCTGCGTCTCCCACAGGTGCTGCAGGATGATCAGCCCGGCCAGCCGGTAGTCCGCCGGGATGACCGTGAGCCCTGCCTCGTAGGTCACGTCGACGACGTCGATGAGGGCCGGTCCCGAGACGACCGTGACGTAGCCGGTGTCCGTGTCCGCTTCCAGGGCTGCTGTGCTCCAGGTGGTGAGGCCGTCGGCCGAGACGACCGAGACCAGGTCCAGCAGGGGAACGTGACGGAGTAGCAGTTGGCCGACCGCTCCGGAGAGGTAGAAGCGGTCGGTGTACGTGCGGCGGACCACCGTACGGCCGAGCGCCCGCTCGACGGCCCGGGTCGCAGCCGCGATGAAGATGCGCAGCTCGTCGTCGTCGCCGGTCTCCGTCGGGCCCATGTTCATCTGTTTGCGGGCGTCGGCGAGAGACACGATGCCGTCGGCGGTCGCGGCCTGGACGTCGAAGACGTCCGCATAAGCGGTCGTCGGCCCGGTGGTGACGAGCCGCCACACGTGTCGGCCGGCCTGGACGGTCACGTAGTCGACGCGGACATGCCCAGTGGTAGTCGGCGCCGGCACGCCGGGGCTGACCGTCGTACCGTCCGGCAGGATGATCGTGAGTGTCGCGTCGGCCGGGTTTGCGGGGGCGCCCGAGGCGTCGGCGACATCGACGGCCACCTGGTAGACGGCTCCGAGGTCGATCACTGGGCTCCTCCCCTCGCTGTCGGTCCGGTCGGCTCCCCGCGCTGCGCCCGGGGTACGGCTGGCTGCCCGCGTCGGGCCTTGGCTGTGGTTCCTGCTGCTGGTCGAGCGATGCCGGGCACCACCACGCCGCCGACTTCCCCTGAGGCATGGAGGCTGGCGAGGATGGCGAGACTGCCCCCGGCTGCGGCGCCGATCGCTCCGGACGCTGTGAGGGCGGCCGAGGCGGCGAGTGCTGTGTCGAGGCGGCGGCCGATCGCGGCGGACGCGGTCAGGGCTGCGATGCCGGTGAGTGCCGTATTACCGCTTGTGCCCACCGCGCCGTCGGCAGCCAAAGGCGCCGACAGGGCGAGGGCCGCCGCACCGAACGTCCCTCGGACACCACTGGCTGTCAGTCCGGCGACAGAGGCCAGTGCGGCGTCACCCGAAGTGGCCCGGAGGCCAGTCGCGGACAGTGTGGCTGTGGCGGACAGAGCGGCGTCGCCCGTGGTGCCGGACGTGACGTCCGCTCCGGCGAAATCGTCGAAACGCAGCACGCTCGACGACTCGGCGCGAAGGCCTACGCCGGTTCCGGTAGCGACGGCCGTGTTGGTGACCGTTACGCGTGCGACGCCGTTGACATAGCCCGTGATGGTGCTGCCGACAGCCGTGATCTTGGCGACGTCTCCCGCCACGGCTGCCCCGGCAAAGGAGCCCAGGGAGGTGAACGAGCTGCCGACGTTCGAGAACAAGTTCCACGAGGTGCCGTCGTTGCGCCACAGATAGCCGCCGGTGAAGCCGGAACCGGTGTTGGCGCGGCAGAACACGCCATGGGAGACGGCCCCGGTGGCGGCGATCGTCACCTGCGCCGAGTTGTCCGAGGTGGCCATCGCCGTGGCAGCACGGATGATGATGGTGCCGCCCGCAGTGCCTGATGAGAGCTGCTGGGAGACGATCGTCCAGAGGCCGGACGAATCAACCCAGGTGGCTCCCGGCGCACCGTCGGCGCGGTTGAAGTCGTCGGTGACGGTTGTCACGGGCGGCCCCCGATCCTGTCGTCGGGCCGCTGAGCGTTATGCCGCCTGGGGCGTGAGGCTCACGCCGAGGGTCTTCAGCGTGAAGTTGTCGCCGGATGCCCACGGTTTCCCTGTGGTCAGGGCGATGGAGTACTGGAACGTGCCGCCGGTGACCGCCGTCCACACCGAGATGTGGCTGATGGTTTCGCTCGTGCCCCCGTTGGTCCACGGGCCGCCGTCGGTCGACAGGGCGAGCGCGGAGCCGCTGGACGATGCAGCGTGCGTGACGGCGATACGGGTCGCGGACCCGGCGGACACCGCCGTGGTGCCGGCAGCGCCGGGGCTCGCGGTGTGCAGCTGCACGTAGGTGCCCGCGACCGGTCCGAAGGCTGCGCCCGCCGCCCGGAGGGTGTTCAGCAGGTTGGAGACCAGTGTCGCGCTCAGGCCTTCAGCCATCGGTCACCTCTTCTTCCCCGTCGGGGGCGCCGCTCTCCGGCTGTTCGGCTGCCGGGGTGACCTCACCGGAGGCCTCCAGCGTGAGCACGAACGCCTGCTCTTCCACGGCTACTTGCTCTCGGCCTGCGGCTTCGCGGGCACTCGCTTGGCGGCAGCCTTCCTGGCCGCCGGAGCTGGCGTCTTCTTCGCGGGGGCAGTCTCCGACTCCTTGGCCTCGGCCGAGTCGTCGCCCTCCGTCGTCTCGTCGCCCCCGGCTGCCTCCGGCTCGGACGTGGCGTCGCCCCCGGCTGCCTCCGGCTCGGACGTGGCGTCGCCCCCGGCTGCCTCCGGCTCGGACGTGGCGTCGCCGGTAGGACCCTCCGAGTCGGCCCTGGGCGCCACGGCGCCGGCCGTCTCTTTGGTCAGGCCGCTCCGTGTCTCGACGTCCGAGCCGTCGGGCACGGCCGCCTCGACGTCCTTCTCGGAGTCCTTGACCGGCGTGGCGAGCCCGGACGCACACAGCTGGGCGCCCTCGTCGTCGGGCAGTTCCAGGGTCTCGCCGCGCTTGGGCCACGGAGCGCCGTTGCGGGAGCCGGAGATGTCTCCCTTGATTCGGACCTTCACTGTCCTGTCCCTCCTGTGATCAGCGCGGCGTCTCGCATCGCGGCGAGCGCGCTGGTGAGCGCCGTGCGGACCTGGGTGTCGATGGTGGATCCGCCGGACGGGTCGGCGATGGCGGGGCCCTGGCAGAGCTGGTTGGTGGGCCCGTTGAGCGTGAACTGTGGGGCGGCCGTGGCGCCCGCGACGATGCCTGTCCGGCGCAGCACGCCCAGGATCGAGATGATCGTGGGACGGGCCACGTCGTCGATGGTGACTCCGCCGGTGGGGTCGGCGATGGCCGGCTGCAAAGTGACTTGAGCGGTGGCCGCATTGAACGAGTGGCCGACGTTCAGGCCCGTCGCACCGCCCAGGACACCCGCCGCGCGGAGCGCGGCGAGGATCGAGACGGTGGCAGCACGGCCCTGCGTATCGGCCGTCGCACCGCCGGACGGGTCGGCGACGGCCGCGCCGTGGACCCATTGGCCGGTGGCCGTGTTGAGCGTTTTCGGCTGGGGCATCTGCTCTCCTTCGGATGAGGGGCCGCGCCGTACGGGACGCCGCGGCCCCTGTCCGCGATCGTCAGCTCGCGCCGCCGACGAACGTCTTGACGGCGCCGGTGAGGTCGACGAGGGCGCCGTCCGCGCGCATCAGCGCCCGGAAGGTGACCATGTCGCTGTTGAAGGCGAACTCGTCGGAGCGCTCGAAGCGGATGCCGCCGCCCGCGAGGCGGACGAAGTACTGCGACATGTCGCCGAAGATGAGCGCCTTGGCCGACAGGGCGACGGCCGCCACGTTCGGGTCCATGAGCACGGGCTTGCCGAGGATCATGTCCGGTGCGCCCGCCTGGAGGCCCGGCTGCCACAGGTACTGGCCCGTCGAGTCCTTCAGCTTCCGCAGGGCGGCGATGGAGGAGTCCGCCATCATCCACACCGCGGCCGTGGAGCGCCGGTACGGGGCGATCACGCTGAAGAACAGGTCGATGACGTTGTCCGACGTGAACGCGCCGGTCACGCCGGTTCCGCCGGTGACGCCCGTGGTCGCGTCGGTGACGACACCGCGCGGCTGGCTGGTGCCGGTGCCGGTGATCGCGTGCGCGCCGAACGCGTTGCCCAGCGCGCGGCCGGCCTGCATGGCGAGGTAGCCCTCCAGGTCGACCCCGGTGTCGTCCAGGAGCTCGCGGGAGACCTGGATGAGCGCGCCGTACTTGTAGGCGCCGAGGGAGATCTGACCGAACGTCGGCTCCGAGGTGCCGATCGTGCCGCCCTCGGTGACGATCGCACCGCTGGAGTGGGCGGTGGTCTTCGGGACCTGGATGACCTCACCGGAGTCGGTGTTCAGGATCGTCGCCCCGGACTGGAGGATCGCGCTGGTCTGGATCAGGTGCGCGATCAGCCGGTCGTAGAACGACGTCGGGACCGTGTTGGCGCCCGCTGCCGCCGTCAACTTGGTGAGGCTACGGAAGTCGATCGGCCCCGCCGGCTTCACGTCGAAGAACCGGCTGCCGGACTCGCCGCGCATCCACGCGCGCAGCTCGCCCTGGTCCTGCGGAGCCTGCCCGGCCTGGCCGCCGCCCTGACGCTGGCCGCCGCCCTGGCCGCCCGCGCCGGAGCCTCCGGCCTGGCCCCCGGACAGTCGGTCGAAGGCTGCGTCCGCGTCCTTCGACCGCTGCGCGGTGTCGATCGCGCTCTTGATGCGCGCATCGAGCTTGTCCAGCTCTTCGTTCAGGGCGTCCCACGTGCCCTGCTCTTCGGCGGAGAAGGCGCGGTTCTCCTCGGCCGCCTTGTCCGCCAGGCCCTTGGCCTGCTCCCACACGTTGCCGCGACGCTCCCGCAGCCGCTGGATCATGTCCGACATGGATGGACTCCCGTCCGATCGAATCGATCTCGACCGGGAGCCCTCGCGGTCCCGCACCCCTGTGGGGTGCCGGCGGCCGGCGCCTGTGCGCAACCGGCGGTCCGCTGATCCCTCTCCGTGTCACACGCGGCCCGTTGTGTGCTTTGCCGCACCCAGCGCGGACGCCGACCGGGATTGCCCAAGTCGGTGCCGTGGCAGTGCGGTTACGCGGTCCAGGACGGTCGTGCCGCCCCCTTGGCGGGGGTCTTGGTGGTGCAGGTCGTACGCGGACCCCGAGGGGTCAGGCGTACGGGTCTTCCTTGCGCGCCAGCAGTTGCGCTGCGGCGGCCGGGCCGAACATGCCCTTCTTCACGGGCTTCGGCTTGCCTCGGTCGTCCGTGCGGACGAAGAACTTGCGCAGGTCGTCGGCCTGCGCCATCGAGCGGACCTCTTCGAGCTCGACCTCGAACTTGGAGGCCAGCGACCGCAGTCCGGCAGAGGTGTCGTTGTAGGCGGGGGTGTTGACCGGGGCGACATCGACGAGCTGGACGCCGGTGAGGCGCCGCAGCGGGTAGCCCTGGTCGGTGGTCGTCCAGTCGTCGCTGACGGTGCGGAAAGCGAACGACGACTTGCGGACGTCACCGCGCTCGACGAGCTCGACGACGTAGCCCATCGCCTTGGGCGGCAGTACGTCGTACGCCAGCCCGTACTGGTCGATAGACATGCGCAGGGTGCCGGCCGCAGTGGTGCCGAGCAGCTGGTTGTCGTCGTGGTTGTAGCGGGCGATGACGTCCGGCCAGCCGTCGCCGCGGCTCTGGTTGAAAGCGATCGGGTCGACGACCTCGATGAAGCCGCCGAGGTTCTTGCTCTGCCGGTTGAAACTGGCCGCGTAGCCGCCGATGCGCTTCTCGCCGTTGTCGGCGCGCAGTTCGGCCTTTCCGGTATCGCCGGAGGTATACCGGCGCTCGATCTCCACAGTGCCCTCCAGCGGGGTGGATGTGTCCTGGTCAGCCATGCTGCTGTCCTCTCCCCGGGACCAGCCGCAGCCGGGGATCTTGGTCGTCACTGCGGATCGTCGGCGGGGTGATCGTGACGCCGGCCGCGATCGGCAGCGGCGTGTAGTCCTGGCCCTTGCCATCGGGCAGCGGCGCCAAGTTCTCCTTGTTGCGGATCTCATCGACGTTCATGCCGCCGATGAGACGCGCCTTCTCGTAGATCCCCCACCGGGTCAGCGGGTCCAGGCGGATCAGTGCGTCGGCGTCGAATCGCACGCACTGGCCGCGCGGGGTGAGCATCGACAGGTGCGACTCGACCTTGCTCATCCACGGCAGCAGGGTCAGCTGGATCAGTTCGATCTCGCGCTGCTCCGGGCTGCTGTAGGACATCGAGCCGCCGGTCTCCCCGCCGATCAGCTCCGGCGGGACGCCGTAGATCGCGCCGAGCTGGGTCGCGCCGAGCTTCAGCGTGGCGATGAACTGCGCCTCGTAGGCGGGCACGGTGATGGCCGTGTAGTCCCAGTCCGCACCGTGGACGATCGGCTGCCGGGACCGGATCGCGTCGACCAGGCGGGCCTTGATGACGGCGGCGTCCTTCTGGTCAACCGTCTTCGAGTTGTTCTTGAAGGTCCCCGGGGGCACGCCACCGGTGGCGTGCCAGGCCTCCATGTACTCCTGGGCGGCCAGGTTCGTGTTCGCCATCGAGGCGAACGCCCCGATCGGCGACAGCCCGAGGATCTTGCCGGGGAGCGTGAACCACGGGATGTGCACGATGTCATCGGGGTCGACCCGGCGCCCGAGGACGTACCAGATCGGATTGACGAACGAGCCCTCGCCCGACGGCATCGAGTCGAGAACCTGCACCCAGTCCATCGGCAGCCACTCGACCTGGGTGGGGTATTCGTAGTAGTCCCGAGCGGTCACGTAGCCGACGGCGTTGCCCCGGTAGACCATCGACAGGACGGCCCGCCAGATCCAGTCGTTGAGGTTGCCCTTCGTCGACGGGCTCGCGAACAAGCTGGACAACGGCAGGCGCTGAACCGTGTCACCGGTCTCCCGGAACTGACGCAGCGGAGCCGCCGCCAAGTTGCTCGCCAGCAGCCGGCCCGCCGCATACACAGGCGCCAACCGCAGCACGCGCTCGATGCTGACGGACGACGAGCCGGACGGGCCACCCTGGTTCCAGGGCACATCGGTGATGGCCCGCTTCTCGATGGCGGACCGGGACTCGACACCGACGAGCCATGCGCCGGCGTCGCGGAAGCTGCGCACCGCGAGGCCGAGACGGCGTCCCCAGGTGGCGCGCGCTGTCGCGCGCCAGGTCCTCGGAGTGTGACCGCGTGCATCCATCCACGTGTCGCCGACGAGGACAGGTCCCCCGTCGTCCGACGACCGGGACGGCTTGCGCCGGGGCCAGAACTTCACGCGATCGCCTACCAATCCTCGTCGCAAGGTTCGTAGTTGGCGATCCAGAAGCCGACCCGGCGGCGCAGGTTCTCGATCCGCTCAGCCAGCGCGATGCGCCGACGGGTGCGCCACGGAAGCGGTGCCGGCGTGTACGGCGGGGGCGGTTCCATGCCGGGCGGCAGCGGCAGACCGGCGTCGAGCAGCAGCTCCGCGGCGACCGGTACGAACGCGCCGAGCTTCTTCACCTGGAGCGGCTGGTCGTCCATGCGCGCACGCCCCCTCTCGGGTGTCAGTGGAGCCGTCTGTGGAGGTCGGCAGAGGTCAGAAGACGGAGCCGAGGAGGTCGTACTCGGCTTCGGACAGGAGGTGTGAGCGGGTCTCGAACGACCACCGGGCGAGGGACAGGGCGACGAGGGGGCTGATGTCGCAGTCGGCGCCGTTGGCCGTCCACGCGATGGTGTCGCCGGACGTTTTGGTCCTCGCGCCGGCGACGGCGATGTCGAGGTGCCGCGCGGGTACGACCCGGAAGGCGGCCTCGCGTACGCCGTCGAGGATCTGCCCGGCAGCCGCCGCCATGTCGATCGCGTTTGTGACGGCCAGGTCGCCCTGCTGCGGGGCATCCGGGTCTTCAGGCTTCTCGAACCCGGCCTTGTCGAGCTCGGTCTCCAGGTACGCGAAGGTGCCGCGACCCATCCCGACGGCGACGGGTTCCAGAGCTTCACGGAGTTCGACCAAGCGCGGGATGACCCACTTCGAGCCGGGCCGGTAGTCGGCGAGCTGGGCATGTCCGAGGCCGTCCTCACGAAGGCCGTAGACGACGATCGCGCCATAGTCCCGCAGTGGCGAGAGGTCGATGCCGAGGGCGATGCCGCCAGTACGCCGCGAGTTCGGGTCCGCGAGGACGGCCCACAGTGCGGGGTCGATGACGACGTTGCCCTGCGTCTGCCGCGGCCAGACGCCGAGGATCTCGCGCGCGAAGCCGCGGTCCGACATGCCGCGGCGATCGCGGAGTGTGGCCTGCTCGGTGACGCGGATGCCGTACGCCGGGTTCGTGGCCTTCCACAGGGCCCGGTCGTCGAGGTCGATCTTCTCCAGGTGGTCCAGGTCGCCTTCAGCGCCCCAGTCCCGGTATCCGAGTGAGTCGTCCCCTCCGGCGTCAGCTCGCTTGCGGAGCATGAACATCGGCTCACCGGTGTCGCCGTCGAGCGGCGGGCTGGAGGTGTAGATGATCTGCGGGTTCCGGCGGGCCCGCATCGTCGGCATCAGCGCTTCCTGCTGCAGCAGGGTGTACGCGAATGCCTCGTCGATGATGACCAGGTCGCCGGAGAATCCTCGGCCGGAACCCTTGCTGCGGGCCACGAACTTGACGCGCGCCTCGGTGTCGAGCCGCTCGAAGGACTCTTCCCCGTTCGTGTTGCTGATCTTGATCCGGATACCGTCGTACTCGATCAAGTTCTCGTTGTTGCCGACCTGCTTGCCGAGCCGCCGCAGCAGCGTCCGGAACCGCCGGAACGCCTCCATCGCGGTCTTGTACTCGTGCGCCGACCATAGGATCAGCTGCTCGCCGAGGAGCAGGAACCCTGCGAGCACCCGGGCTTCGAGGATCGCGCCCTTGCCGTTCTGGCGCGCGACGAGCTCGGCGTACTCGAAGCACGCCCACTTGCCGTCGGCCTTGCACGCCAGCAGCAGGTCGATCGCGTTGCACTGCCACGGATCCAGCTTCAGGCCGGCGCGGGCAGCGAGGTCGCGTGCTTCCGGCCCGAACGTGTAGACGTACGGCGGGTGCAGCTCAACTCTGGGATTGCTTGCGAGCGATACGGGCAGTGAGGTCGGAGACACCCGATCCCTCCCCCTCGGCGCTCGGAGCGGGCGGGAAACCGACCTGACCCTGTCGAATCTCCGCGATCACCGTACGAAGAGCGCCCTGTTGCTGTCGCGCCTCCGCCAACACCCCCGAAATATCGGGGAGTTCACCCTCACCACTCTTGACCGGGGAAGATCCACGCAGGATCATCGAGTTGAGGACATCAAGCCGGTCGGTGATACGGCAGGCCTCCTCCAGCAGCACCAGATGCGCCGGAGTGAGTTGCCAGACCTCGACGGTCTCCCGCCACAGCCGCGAACCGCGCTCGCCCAGGCCGTCAGGAACTTCCGCTCCCAATGTGAGCCCCTCCATGATCATCGCCCCCTGAGAAAAACAGCGGGGGGAGAGGGGCTTTGAG